TGTGAGACACATTTTCAGCAAGCTGCTTCATTCAGCAAATTCATTAAAGAACGGGTACAGGCCAGGGACTCCAAGAAGCAACAAGACTCCTTGCGCGAGCTATACAGCTCTGCTGTGCTGAGGCCATGGCAGCAAGCCATTATGGATGTTGTCGAGGAAGAAGCTTGTCCCCGCAAGATTCATTGGATCTGGGAAACCCAGGGGAACGTGGGGAAGAGCTGGATGGCGAACTACTTGGGAGCGATGCATGGAGCGACGATCTTGACTTCCGGCAAGAAGGTCGACATGGCGTATATCTATGCCCAGAAGCCGACCAAGATTGTTTTGTTCGACCTCGCGAGGACGAACGAAGCGACGGACGAGCGGAAGCACTATCTGGATGGAGTATATTCTCTAGCCGAGGACCTCAAGAATGGGCGCGTTGTTTCAACGAAGTACGAGAGCAAGACTGTGTTCTTTCGCCCGCCACACGTGATCTTCTTCGCGAACTTTGAGCCGGACTACACGAAGTGGTCGCAAGACCGTTATTTCGTTACCCGACTTTAAATGTCCTTGTAATAAAGACGCATTTCTCCAGCAAGAGACGCAATATTGTCTGTAGTTAGAGTACTGAACTGTTCATAAGGAATAGCATAAATAGCCAAGGGTTTGTTCACAATATCCAACGCCGCAGTATTGTATACAATGTCCCTAGACTTCTTACGCTTAATCCAGAGCTTAAACACTTTAGTCTGCTCCTCGCCGTTAACACCATTATAACAAGTTGCACCAGACATACGATGTACACGATCATATAGAAACTTGACACCGACATCCGTGTCCGGATACTTGAGCATATTATTGTTATTGATTCCAGAATTGGCAACTTGAAACGGATCGAACTGAGCCGTAGTAATTATACCATTCACTAACTTAGGCAGGACAGCCACAATGATACGGATCTTGGTATTGCCACGGTCAGCCTTATTAGCTAGATACAACTTAAGACTCATGCCACGGGGCGAAATCTTATCTCCAACACGTTGAAACCGATCTGTACCTTTACCTATGAAAGCCCAAGGGTTAAAGAACTGAGGGATGGCCGTAATCGACAACGGAACTAATCCGCCGATATTTGAGCCTAGATTGTGGTAGAGCTGGTGGTTCTCCAAAGCCCGATCGTAGTACTTCGTCTCCGAATTCTTCATCAGAACTCTCTTCACCCGACTCTGAAAGCTGGCTCGACCCCGCCTCCGACCATACTTCCCACGACGACTCTTCCGATATCTCCTGGACCGGTATTTCCTCTTGTATGCCATTCATAAAGACGCTACGCGGCTTCGAACTGACGATCTCTTATATAGACTGGTACCGGTACCCGGTACCCAGGTGGGGGGTAATACTGGACCCCCACCTGGGTACTCGGCGGCGGCGGCGGCGGCGGCGGCGCCGGTCGCCGGTGCGGCCTTCGGCCGCGAAATTTTTCAAAAACAGGACGGCATGTGGTATCTCTATCCCTTTTTGGTATCTCTATCCCTTTTTGGTATCTCTACTCTGGGAAAGGGCATACGGCGGCGGCGGGGTTCGAACCGGGGACGTCTCGCTCACGCGAAACTTTTTTTTTTTTGCCAATACGAAACGGTGCATTTTTGTTGCAGCATCCCTTTTTTCTATTTTGGGTAAATGTGTCTATATATACACACTCCAAACGCAAACCATATCAAATGCCCACGCTCGCTTACTGCGCCACGCTCAACAACTACACGCCGGACGACGTTGCTGTACTTCGTACACCAAACTCCAAGCTCTCTTACATCATCGTAGGACATGAAGTGGGTGAATCAGGCACACCTCACCTCCAAATCTACTTTCAATTGGAGAAGCAGGCGAAGCTGACTACCATCAAACGCTGGGGAGGACCATGGGAGCGCATGCATTTCGAGGCAGCACGCGGTACGGATATCGAAGCCTCCGACTATTGCAAGAAGGACGGCAACTTCTTCGAACTTGGCGAGCGCAAATCTATGGGACGCAAAGGTGCACGCAATGACCTAGAGGCAGTGAAAGAGGCAATCAACAGAGGAGAGAGTTACGATGACATATGTGAGACACATTTTCAGCAAGCTGCTTCATTCAGCAAATTCATTAAAGAACGGGTACAGGCCAGGGACTCCAAGAAGCAACAAGACTCCTTGCGCGAGCTATACAGCTCTGCTGTGCTGA